ACTTCCTTCTGTTAAGTAGCCTACTGCATAAGTTGAAGTTACAATCAGTACTGATCAAAGATCGCTACAGTTTCAAATTAGATGCAGCCGATGCGCTTGCATTTGTTAAGCATGCGCAAAACTGTAACACATCACAGATCCACGCTGTGGATCACATATTAATAAATGAACTAATCGGAATAATTGACCAAAAAACAAAGTAAAATGAAAAATCAAACAGAAGTACAACTTAAAATTATGAAGTCAGTATTAGATCAAATGGACTTAGGGATCAATAGACTTGTCATTGCTGAAAATGGAAGTGAGGTATTATCTTCCCTTGCAGTTAAAGATTCATCTAGGTTAATATCAGTCATGATTTCAGAGATGATGGAACACAAAGAGCTTGCACAGATAATGATGCTCGCTGTTGAAGGTTATAAAAAATTTAAGAAACCCGTAAATAACGAAGAGACAAAATTGGCTGATCTGCAATTGGCTCTTGAAAAACTTCCAAAAAAACATACTGGGATCGCGGCAATAAGTGATGGTGACACCTTGATGGTGTACGCACACGGTGACATGATCGAAATCTCTGCCAATTTATGTGAAGCTCAGGAAAAAGATAAAAAAATCAAAATGATTTTGCAATCAGCCGTGGACGTTTTTCGTATGAATGATGAGCCAAAATCTTCGAACCCTTTTGACTCATCTGATGATCCGGTTGAGTTTTTTCTTAAACAATTCCGTGAACATTTCAATCGCAAATCATATAATTAAGATGATCGATACAAATAAAATGACAGCAGATGAGCGCAAGGCGCTCATGGCTGAACTGGCAAAGGAAAATAAAGCCGAAAAAGCAAAAAGGTTAAAAGCCAAAAAGAAGTATGAAAGTAATAAAGATACTTCGATTGACGAGCTCATGGAAGAGGCAGTAGAATTGTCACTTACAATTGCTCGTTTCAAAAAGAAAACCCACGCAGTGATGGATATACACCGTGATGCAATTAATGAGTATGGTGGTATTCGATCCAATAGTCAGGGAGGATTTACGATTGAGAATACTCAAAACAATAAGAGAATTATGAGACGTCGAGACACTGATCCATCTTGGGATGAGCGCGCAAACAAAGCCGTAGAACTGATCAAAGAGTTTTTGTTATCCGAAGGCATCAAAAAAACATCAGGACGTGTACACGGGATCCTGATGGGCTTTATCCAAAGGAATCAGAATGGAGATCTGGAGTATGCAAAAGTAATGGAGTTACTCCAGTACGAAGATACTTTTCAAGATCCGCGATGGGTAAATGGTCTACAGCTGATCAAAGAAGGTTATTCCATCACCTTCAAAAAATTTGGTTATGAGTTCAAAACCAAAGACCAAAATGGAAAGTGGAACCGATTGGAGTTAAATTTTAGTAGTCTTTAAACTTATGGAGGTAAATATTGATGAATGTTTACAGCGGTATTTCGGACATATTATAAAACCAAATAGAAAAATGAGCATATACAGCGATATATCAAAAACAATTGGATGGGACAGGGATACGAAAGTATCCATCCCATCTATCGATGAGGCAAAGGATCTGCATCACGAAGTTTTAGTTAACAAATCAGCGGAGGCGTTTGAAACGGTATTCAGATACCATCGCTTCGCGCCAAACCCCGACGGTGGTGATGATGAGGTCGCAATGAGGTTCATCCACACAGCATATGATGAAGGAAGGAGGTTTTTCCAATGAACATAATTAAAGATGGAACAGGGCTACTTATTTTAATAGTACTGGTTTTTATTGCAATCCTTACAAGAGCATTTCTTATTAAAAATGGATCAGCATTAATCATTATCATAATATCGGTTTTGATTATAATATTAGTTCGATCATTTATTATTAACCTATCAAAATTACCATTGACAAAGGTTGAATTTGAAGAAAGTGACAAGGATATTGTCACAATCTGGTTAGATGGTGGCGTGGTGGTAAAAGCTGATAAGGACAATGATTTCTGGAAAGATCAGATCGTGATCGATCAAGAGAAATTAGCTGTTGGTAGTGATATGGTTATTTACAATCTATCAAAATTTGCTGTGAGACGTAGTTCATATTTAGTGCTAAAGGTAGAAAAGAAAACTTTGCGATGATAGATATTTACTTCACGGACGATGAGATGGCTGGGTTTCTTCTAGCTCGTGGCTATGTGATCATGGTTGCAGTGGAGGAAATCGAAATAAACCAGTATCAAAATGTTTTTAAAACCAATTTAAAAGAAGTTGTAAAAGCATTTAAAGGCGATTATTCAGAAGATCTGGAAATCGCCTTCAAAAAAGAAATGAAAAATCAATTATTAAAACTATAAAATTAAGACTATGTTATTTTTTCAAGATTCTAAAATAAAAAATCTATCCGTCCATCAAGTCGGTAATAAATTGAGAGACGAATTTTATGTGCTCGGTGAACCGTTTTTACCAGCGAAAGACCAGGTTGATGAATTGAATAATATCTTGTTAAAGTTCTTTTGCCAAGGATTTATGCAGGTAAATGATGTATATCGTTTATTTCATCCGAATGGAGATCTAAAATGTAACGAAGTATGCTATTATGTATCAAAGTTTTTTGATAGTATGATCGATTTACATGAGCTGTCAGTTGAATTAACAAAGTATTTGTATGAAACTAGCTGTCACCTTAAAATCAGATCCTCTGACTTTTATGTTGTCCACTTTACAGATATACAGTTTGAAGGTGAATTATTTGAGGCTGTTGGTTTGTTTAAATCGTATAGTAAAACTAACTTTTTGCAAGTCAATTCAGATAGCATTGGAGTAGAGTTTAAGATTACTCGGGATGCAATTAACATGGATAGTATCGATGAAGGTACATTGATCTTAAAAAGTGAAAAAGATCTAGGTTATAAAGTACTATTTGTCAATAGTAAAAACACCGTTGAATCTCAGATTTGGAAGGATGAATTTATCCGAGTAAGTGTTAGGAATGATGATTACCAACAAACATCCAATATTATCAAACTAGCCAAAAATTTTATAATCGATAAGATGGACGATATGTTTGAACTGGAAAAGGTTGACAAAATTGACATGTTAAATAAAACAGGTCAATACTTCAAAGAACATGAAACATACGATCAGGAAGAGTTTTTGGATGTTGTTTTTGGAAGTAATGAAAAGGCAGTGGAATTATTTACTGATTATAAAGACGCATTCACTGAAGAGTTTGATATGCCTATCAAAAGTTCATTTGATATTTCCAATAAAGCTGTTAAGAAAGTTCAGACTTCCTTAAAATCTGTGATCAAACTTGACAAGAATGCCCATATCTATTTACATGGAAAACGTGATATGATTGAAAAGGGATTTGATGAACAGAAAGGAATGAACTTTTACAAGGTTTATTTCCAAAATGAGGGCTAAGAATGGATTTTTACATAAAGGTCGATAATGATTGGTATCTATCTCGTGTTAATAGCAACCTATTCTGGAATGACAGAGATCTTAATATTAATATTGGTGATAAGATCATTTATCAAGAAGTGGATTGGCAAACTGGAGAGTTCACTGGTAGAGAATGTGAGAAAGTAGTCGAATATATAAGTGATACATGCACACCTCCGCTCGTAAGGTTTAACAAAGAATATCGTGAAATAATTTAGTATTTATGAAAGCAATTAGTATAAAGCAGCCTTATGCTTCGTTAATAGCTCACGGAATTAAGGATATCGAGAACAGGACTTGGAGAACCAATTTTTTGGGACGGGTCTATATACATGCTTCTGGTAAAGCAGCTTTTAATAATCTATCAGAACTAAATCCTGCAATGATGGCTAAGATAAATTCCAGAGACATATTTGAAGAGTGGGAATATCCTAAATCAGCAATAATCGGAGAGGTTAATATTGTAGCCTGTGTCATTAATCATCCGAGCATTTGGGCAGAACACACGGCAGGTGTAGCTAATAATCTTAATCTATACCCAGATGGGGTTCCCTCATATTTCGGTTTTAAAGGCTGTATTTATAATTGGGTTCTTGCAAACGCTGTTTTGTATGATGAGCCTATTTTGAATGTAAAAGGGAAACTTAGCTTTTGGGATTATGGCTCGTAATTATAAACGTTTTTACGCCATGTGCAAGGCACTTGGTAAAACAAAGGAAGAGGCAGTGTTTGAGTATACAAATGGTCACATAACCAGTTGTCGCGCTTTATCAGATAGAGATTTTAACGAATTGTTCAATATGCTAGCCAAACTTCAGCGGGTTCGACCATCGTATTGGGAGCCACCGCCAGGCGATGCGCAGCGCAAAAAATTGATTGGTCTGGCAAGAAATATGAATTGGGCAGATAGTACAGATCAGATCCTGGTCAAGCTCGATGAATTTTGTATGAAGCAAAAGAAAAAGCGTATGAATGCACTGACAACTTACGAGCTTGGATTGATCATAACGGTTATGGAGAAAATTTATAGTGAATTTTTAGCAGGAATAAAAAGATAATATGGAAAGATTAGTTTTGGTACCTGGGATGATCATTAAATCCAATTATTCGGATAGGCAACATAAAGTTATCAGTGTGATAAGAGGCTGCATCTGTCCTCGATATACTGATGAACTGGGCTATACAAATAGTGGTATGGAAAAGGAATCACCAGAACATATCCATGTAAGTTGTAAAGATCTAGGTGATAATATGTACAGTGGATTTGGTGGATATGTAGAAAAGGTAGATAAAATTGAAAATGTCTGGAGACCAGGCGACGAAATATTAATAGTTTCCTATCCTGCAAATTATCAATTTGACTTATTTAATGTAGAGGAATTTGAAAAGTTTAGAGATTATTTTTTTAAAAATGCGAAATAATACGGCATATGAAACAGATTTATAAATTAACATCAGCAAAGCTTGACGGATCCATCAAAGTGACCTATTTTAATGCTGTTTTAAAGACGATTGAAATCGATGTTAATACAGCTTTAAATGAAAATCAATTTCGAACCTTAATGATGAGCATTGCTTACCTGGAGGAACAAGTTGTGGCGAGTTGCCAATCGATTAACCTGGAGTGTGAAAAGGTTGTGGAGATCCCGACAAATAAAAAGGTTGCTTTGTTTTGTGAACAGTATGAAAAGTACAATAAGATCAAGTATAAAGCATCACGTCAAGACGGTGGAAAGATTGCATCGATCAAAATAACAGATGAGATCCTGACGCATTACTTCCAGTCCGAAAACTTCATCTTTAAAGGGAAACATTCGATATCCAATCTAGTCAAGTATTATAATGAGCTATTACTTGAAATATCCAAGACAGGATCTGTTGGATTTCCCAACACCTGGTCAAAGATTTACGCGGACAAGTTATCGTCTGTTGAGCTTTCGGAATATTGGAAGCATCTACGAAGCCTCGGATTATCACCAAAAAAAGATAGAGTTGGAAATACCCTCGATTGGGTTAAAATGTAAGATTATGAAACTAAAAGATATAAAAAAACGATTCAAAAGAGCCTTATTTGAGTTCTTTAAAGAAGAAATACTAAAAGCAGTCAATTATCATCCAAATCCTCTGATTATAAATGATCCGATTGAAAGAAACATTAATTTTCATACTATTACTGCTAGAATCGATTTTGACATGATCGATAAGGAAGAACAATTTTTAAGAAGAAGACCAGTAGCAGAACGTTTTGATATCGCTGTAGATAAATGTAAAAAAGCCCTTTTTAAAGAGGTTATGAAATTTGTGGAAATTAATACAGTAGATCTATTTGAAACTGATCGGCAATATTTTAAAGGAATAAATGTCAGTTTAAAGGTTGGTAAAGATAAATTCATTTAAAGTAAGTCTAATAATAGAATAAAAAAAGCCTCGATATCGAGGCTTTTTTTATATGGATTATTTTGTACTTTTGTATAGTCACAATCTATTTTATAAATGGCATATAATAACCAAAATCTATATTTGCGGATCAAAGATATACAGGATCTATTTCTCCAGTACAAGACTGACGAGAATACGACCCGTTTTGTCTATAGAAAACATATATACCCAACCTATAAGATAAGTATTGCCACTTTCTACAATTACATGAACAAAAACGTCAGAAAAGAACTTCGGCAATTGAATCTCTTTAATGATGAAACTAAAGCTTCTTAACCAGGTTGCCTTGGATCTTGATCGCCTCGATCAATACATCGACATACTCATCTGTACTCAGCATCGGATCACTGTAATTGCATTCATAGCGTAACAGCTCATAATTGATCACTCCCGAATCCACGGGGTTTTCATCCAATCGAACAAGTTTACTTGTATTTTCACTTTCCAAATTATCCAATATGGATCTGACCAGCGCATGATATACAATGTTTCTCAAACCTTCTGTGTGGTTTGTTGAAATATTGCTCGTATCCCATGTGGCATCGGTGATCAGGTGGAAATCTAAAACAAGTTTTCCGTCGTAACTTTTACCGACCTTTTCCCATGTTAAACGCCAGTCAATAAATAGTGCCGGAATATCATAATATTCGAACTGTGCCGGGTTTAAGGGCTGTCCTCTGTACTTATCAATATGCCTGATGGGTTCTAATCCTGCATCGATAAACACCTGTTTTTTGGCTTCGAATGCTGCGTATATTTTTAGGAATAAATGTATCATATTAAGGTTGTTTTATTGCTTTTTCAATATCGTTTGTGATCATCTCCTGTATGCGGTTATTGAGTGTTGCAGAATTACCAATAAATTGACGCTTTGGCATCGTAAAGTTTATTTCACGTCTATGTGCTTTCACCGTGTGCGAATTGATTGTGGTGGCTTTGATCTGCTCGGTTACACCTTTGCGCGTACGGCTGTGTGCTTTTCGAGTGTACGATTTCTTTGTATAGCTCCCAACATTGGCAACTGCTTTAACCTGTCCACCGTCGTTGTGTATTCTTGCGTATGGAACATCAGATCCAATGATCGCACGATCAGAGTTGGCGGAGATCTTCCGCCAACTGCGCATCAATCGTCCGCTCTTTACGAGTACCGCCCGACGATCTGGTTTAGATCCTGTCCTGGTGCGACGTTTTTTCCAAGGTTCCGCACTTTCATCGAGCCAATTTTGCGCCCGAAATCTTTCTTTCACAAAATTGACTGCGACAGTGGCTGCACGTGTAGGAATCAGACTACAGGCTTTTGTCAATCGGATCACAGCCTCGTCATATTGTTTTAAATCGTTGTCCATATTCTTAACTATATGAAGTTTCTAAATTTCTGATCATGCGTGCGCATAGCTCGGTAAACCATTTTTCCAATTCCCTTTTGTTCATCGTTGCCATTTCTGGGTTTTTGCTGACGAAATCACCCATTTTCACCATAGCATCCATATTAATCGTCAGGTTCTTGATCTGGCTTGCACTGCCCGTCACTTTTCCGGCATCTTTGCTACCTGTAACTGGAGTACCCACGACATCAGATCCTTTGTTGTTAGCATCAGGCAATCCACCTTGTGGCGCAATAGCTGCTGTCGCATTCTTTTTATTTTTGGCGATTTCCTCCGCTTTTTCTTTGGCTATTTTTCCGTCGTAACCGGCATTGAAACGTTTTGCGATGCCACCGTCCATGATCTCCTTTGTCGTTGAAATCATTTGTCGGGTTCCCTCCATAAACATCTTGGGATTAAATGTAAATGCACCGAGTATCGTCTTGCCCAGACCGATGAAAACATCCGCCAATAACATGGCTACATTCATGATCCCGGCGAGTACCGCCCGAAATTTCTGTGAATGCTGATACACCAAAATAAGACCTCCTATAAGCGCACCAATACCGGTAACAATTAAGCCGATCGGATTGGCTGCCATCGCTGCATTGAGCGCCCATTGCGCAGCCGTCACAAGTCCAATCCCTATCGCGGCAGCATTGGTTGCCAAAAGGTAAACGCCCCATGTCGCAGCAACGGATAATACGATCGTTCCGAATGCTTGAAGCAACACTTTATTACGCATCAGCCATTCACCGATTGCCCCAAGGATCGGCAATACTTTTTGTCCCAGTTCGATCATGGAAACTTTAACCTGGTTGCCCATAATTTTCCAAGAATCCAAAGGATGTTTTGCTGTTTCAAATGCTGTCTCCAGTTCACCTGCTGAATTGGTCGTAAAGTCGATAGCTTCTTTTAACTGATCAACACCCTGTGACATCTTGCTAAATGCCATACTTGATTCCATGTCGAGCCCGATTGCTGCAAACTTTTTCATGCGCTGCTCATCGGTCAATCCTGCCATTGATTTATTCAGATCAGTGGCGATCGATACCATGTCGCGGATCTTTCCCGTTGCATCAAAGATCTGTACGCCGATTCCTTTGAAACCTAAAGCATTCTTGGTGCCGTACACGATCTTTGGATCTGACAGTGATTTCATCGCATTGGCTAATGCCGTACTCGCAGACTCTGCCTTCAAACCTGTAGCTGTCAAGAAAGCATATGCACCTGCTGTCTGCTCAAAGGTGACCCCGACCTGTCTCGCACCAGGAATGATCTTTGGAAGGTAGTTCGCGATATCCGCAAACTCTGCTTTACCTTTGTTCAAGGTTGCAAATAATACATCGTAGACTTTTGTCGCGTCCTGGATGCCCGTCGAACCCATGATATTGGTCGCTGCATCGGCTGCGATTCCTGCCTCTGTAAAACCTGCTTTTGCAGCCTTTAACGTAGGTTGCAACGTGGCGAGTGATGTTTGCACGTCAAAACCTGCTGATATGATCGCATTGAAGGTTTCGGGCACATCCATTAAGTTACCCGTGTTTTGTCCACCAATCTCCAGGAGCTGATCGCTAAGCTGCCCGAGTTCCTTTTTTGTGAGCTGTGCCGTTACGTTTGCCTTGTTCATACTGTTCACCCATTCGCTCGCCATCTGGGTGGACTGGTAAAAGGCGGTACCGAGCAGCACAACGCTTGCGATCACGGCTGCAATTGGACTTTTTAATGCTCTGATCACGGCATCCAGTCCGGGGATTTCGGATGCGATGCCGTCGAATACCTCCGAAAAGCTATCCCTCAGCTCCCTGATCTTTAATTTCATTTGGTTGACGTTCTTTTTTAACGTCTCCCGTGCACCGCTCAGCCCAGCTTTTATTTTGTTTTTTAGCTCAAGCAACAGTTCCAGTTTGGTTTGTCCGTTTGCCATATTTTTTAATTAAAATAATGTGTATATTTGTATGTGGGCTTAATAGGATGCCTTCCTATTTCGCCCCGACCCAAAAAGCAGTAGTTTACTACTGCTTTTTGCTTTTAAAGAAGTTTAAAATATCTTCCCTGGTGTATTTTGTCAACTTGTCTTTCACGTCTATCATCCAAACTTCTTTGATGCTTTCTGTGGCATTTACCTGACCTTTTAACACTCTTTTCAAATCCTTTGGACTTTCGCCTGTCAACTTTATACAGATGATATCGGACTGATTTTTTCCTTTTCGCAAAAGTTCTTTTATCGATGCTGTTGTATTGGCAGTACTGGTCTTAAACTCGACGATATCTTTTCCATTCACGATCGCATCGGGATTGACATTTTCCTTTGCTCCTGGAGGCATCACAATTTCACGCAATGCTTTTGCCCATCCCGATTGTGGGTTGATCTCAGGAAGGAAAACAACCTTATCACCGGTGTTTGCAATGACCTTTGCCATGCTGATCTCGCTATCATAATCATTGCCTGTTTTATTGTGCAGCACATTGTCCCACACGTACCCGCCTTTTTTGCCATTACTGATTTTTTCGTACAGAAACGGATTATTATTGTCCGCTGCCTTGATCACATTTTCGGGCAATTTTTCAAAGTATGGGTGATCTTTCGGAAAGATCAATCCTGTCTTTGCCAGATTGGTTTGAAACATTTTTGGCACATCAGTCGGTAGTATGATATCCTTAGGATCCGTCACCTCATCACCAATGCTCTGCTCTACATCACAGCGACAGCCCCAACCATTTGGAGTAAAGTATTTATCCCAAAATACATCACCAAAAGGACGTGTGACACCATCGAGCAACTGATGTGATGGTCTTACATTTCCATCACCGACGGTACGATAGGTCAAGTTTGGCAGCGCATCTTTTTCCGCTTCATATTGAACCCATCGGCTCGCCATTTGCGCAGATGCGATTGCTGTATTGTATTCGATCGGTGCATATCTTTTGCTATAGTCTGTATTGATCCGCTTTGCGATATCTTCCCATTCCTTGAATGGCAGGATCTTACCTTCGTTGTCATACAGCGCGGCTGTTGTTGCTTTTAGCTGCTCATGACATTTAGCAAAAGAAAATTGGTAAACGTTCTGCTGTAGGTGTCGGATCTGCTGTGCGTCCGGACTGTCCCAGGCAACATCAAACAATTTATCTTTATAGCCATCTGACACGGCAGCCGTAAAATGCGCAGCTACTTTTTTGGCAATGTTGGTGGCATTCTTTTTTATGGATCCACCGACATAATATTTTTTGATCAGTTTTTCAATTTCCTTATCTATTGAAAAATTTGGCGCGCCGTCAGCCTTCGCATGGAAACCACCGCATTTTGGGCATGTTTGACTGTATATTTCGTCAAGCTTCTTTTTGGTAATTACCTGCCCTGAGCTATCAGGGCTTAGTCGAAAAAACCGTTTGTCCTTCCTTCCATTTTTGCAGTTGTTGCACCAGGTGCGGGCAATGTTTGCGGTGCTATAACTCTTTTACCAGTGATCGGGAAATTGAAAGTACTGCTTAACCAATCGTTGTCGATATCAAAGCCTAACTCAATCGCTTTTGATATGATCGTCCAGTGCTCGTTTAACGTCAATGCCTCGGTACGGTCAAATACAAACTCATCTGTTTCTGAAAAAGGCAGACCGAACGCACGAAGCACATTCATGATCTTTTTATTGAATGCAAACTCGGCTTTTTTCTTATCGCGCTCAGTCAGGATCTGCATGGTGTTTTCATGGACATTGCCCTGTGATCTGGACGATCCGTTGTCCGATATCATGGTGCCACCATTGATGCGTTTCGATATCTGTTCATCGGAGTACTCCAGTTGTTTTAAGAAAATATTGTAAGGATCTCCCTTGGTCGCTGTGTCTTTGATATCGATCGTGGTGCCTTGAGGGAAAACAGCCTGCGCAGCTTTACCCAATGCTTTGAGCATCGCTTCAATACGGGCAATCTCTTTTTTATCCCTGGTCATGGTTGTCGCCGTGGTTAACGGGATTCCAAACTTTTCAGAAAAAAGAGCCCATGCCTGGCGTGCATTTTTTTTCCAGATCAGATCCGGGACGATATCATTGAGCAACCCGAATTTATCTCGTGATTTGACAACAATGATGGTGTCTTTAAATGCAGGATCTGTGATATCTATTCCCTTGTCCCCACTTGCCTCAAATAGATAGATGTTTTTCTGAGGTATAAAGTTTCTTCGCGGTAATATATCATAGGTGCCCAGTACCGGATCGGTGATCTGTAAAATAGTATAACCATAAAATATATGGTCGACCAGATCCCCGATTAGATCGAAGATCCACTCTTGTTCAATGAGTTTTGTTTTTACAGGATCTTCCTTACTGGTGATCGAATCACGTATGTAATATCGATT